TTGTTGGTTTGGGGCATTATACCTGACATTAACGAGGAGGGTAAGTTGATATTATGAGCCTGCTAAGAGATAAAAATAACAATCTAAGTAGTAAGAGGGTGGCGGGGTATGTCGTCCTCGCTGTTGTATTATTTGCGTTTGTGGGGGACCTATTTGAAAAACTGGAAATAAACGAAAGCGTAGCCAACACATTAGCGATGTCTGCCGCTGCCCTGTTAGGCATTGGCACATTTGAAAATAAGAACTAATGGAAAGGATAATTAGTTTTTTAATTTCTCCTCAGACAAAAAGCGAAACAGTTCTATACATGATTGACACCTGTGGATTCCTAATAACACTATTTTGGATTGCAGACATAAAGGAGGGGTTGAGCATTTACATATTAGGATTAACGGCAATATCCATAACGGTCACCGTTGGAGTTAAGATCTATAATCTATTTAACTCAAACCAAAAGAACAAGAAAATATAAATGGCAAGACAAGTAAATAAAATCATAGTACATTGTACAGCAACCCCAGAAGGAAGAGATGTCACTGTAGATGAAATTCGTAGATGGCACGTAGAGGAAAAAAACTGGAGTGACATCGGTTACCATTGGATTGTTACGCTTAATGGAACATTGGAAAGGGGGAGACCTGAGCATATACAAGGCGCACATGCAAAGGGGTTTAATAAAAACTCTATAGGTTTGTGTTATGTAGGGGGTGTAGATAAGGACATGATACCTAAAGACACGAGAACCGAAGGACAAAAGGAAACTCTAAAGTGTATCTTAGAAGATCTTAAAGACAGGCATCCAAATGCTGAAATTATAGGGCATAGAGACGTAAGCTCTAAAGCTTGCCCATCGTTTGATGCCAAAGCGGAGTACAATAATATATGAAAAGCTTTGAAACAAAAATTTTCTGTATCTTAACCATAGTATTACTGCTAACCACTATATGTCTATCTCTTAAAGTAGAAAAACTAGAAGATGAACTTAATACTTGCAAATCTAGCAAAGGAATACCTACCGTATCTGATAGCCTTTCTGATGGGGGTTATTGTTGCGTGGAAAGGTTGCGGTGATACAAGCGGAAAGCCCATTACCACTATCATAGAAAAACCAGTTCCGACCATTGAATACGTTGACAGATGGCGTACAGATACCGTTAGGTTCGTTTCTAGGGAGTTTGTTACCGTAAGGGATACAATCACCTCAGAGACAATAGTTAATCGCTTAGACACGTTGTTTTTAATAGACACCGTTAGTATCGTTGAGGCGTGGCTAACAGAGCTTGTAAAGTACGATACTGCGGTTACATTAAATGGAGTTAATGTCGCATTAAAGTGGCAAAACTACCAGAATTTGAGCGAGCAATTGAGCATTACAGTTCAAGAAAAAGTGGTAGGTGCAAAATTTGCACTGGGTATTCATGCAAACGTAGGTATTTTAAGTAACTTCAAGGATAGCCATATTCCTCTTATGGGTGTCGGTCTACAGGCAACAATAAATAAAGGATATTATGGGATTGATTACGGATTCAATGGTGACCATTACGTAGGATTAAAGGTAGGCAGGAATATTATCTCAAGATAGTTTGTATCTTTGAACGCATGAGAGCATACACACTTGTTTGTACCAATATTGATGAAATAGATAAGATAAGGGATGATAACGAAACACTTAATCTCCCATCTCCAATTCCAATACCAGAGCCAAAATACGAAGAGGCTGTTGGTTGGTTTCACCAAGATGATATAACAAGGGCTTACACTAAAACAGTAGACGGAAAGTCTGTAGCTACATTAATATTTTCAGACGGGTCATACGTCATGGTGACCATGACATCCGAAATAGAAAAAATGTTGGACTCAGTGTTCAGAAATACCCTTTAATCTATCAGACTCTCTTAGGTTTTTACTTATCATTACACCTGGGTCTGTCTCAAGATACTTTGAGAAGAATGTTATTTCTATAATTGATGGGTATATTGCGTGTTCAACTCCCCATTCATACAGTCTTCTATTCCTGAACTTCAACCCCATGTCATCAAGCCAGGCAAGCATATCCTTTTGCTTAATACCCTTCTTCTCGCATAGATAGATTATGTTATCTTTGAATTGCCCAGCTATTTCCTCAGACTGATCAAAGGCCTCGCGAGTCCATAGCTGATTACGAGACTGCATCTTCTCGTATATCTCGTCAGTTATCTTTAGCTTTATGTTGCTTTTTTTAATACTTCTATACGCCATGCTCAAATATACAAAGAAGCCCCATCATTACGACAGGGCTTCGTGAAGTTATATGTATGTAGGAATAAGAATTACCGTTTAATACCACCAATAAGCGTGGGTTCACTCTACATATTATTCAAAATCTTACCATTTTAAAAGGGTAAATCTGAATCCTCATCATCACCTGCCGCTACTGCGGCTGGTTGATCTGACTTCTTTTCTCCACCTCCAAGCATGGTAAGGTCACGCACCTTTATCTCCGTGTTGTATCGGGTGTTTCCTTCCTTATCCTCCCACTTCCTTGTGGTAATACTCCCTTCAACGTACAGTTTGTCTCCTTTCTTGACATACTTGGAAACTACATCCGCAAGTTTACCAAATACAACAAGATTGTGCCATTCTGTGTTTTCTTGTTTTTGACCACTTTTGTCAGTGTATTTTTCTGACGTAGCCATAACCATGTTGACAATGTTACCTGCCTTTGTTTCTCTTACTTCTGGGTCTTTACCAATGTTCCCAAGAAGAATTACTTTGTTTACTGAACTCATTTTATTATTTATTAGAAGATTGATTTACGAATTATGTTTTCTGTCGCGCTGTCAATGTCGTACATTTCAAGTGCCTTATCTATTGATCCCTTAGGTGTTTGAATCCAATCTAAAAGCTTGCTGTACTCTGGCGTTCCCGCAACAACCTTTTTCTTGTCTCCTGTCTTTTTCTCTAAGGTAGTTGCCTTTCTTGGAGTTGTCTTAGTATGAGTGTTTGTTGAGTCAGGATCCTTGTTATCATCGATAAGAAGAAGCCCATTCAGCGCATACTTACGAGCATACGATGAGGACGCTCCAAAACACTGACCAATACTCATACCTTTTTGGTTAACATCTATTCCTGCGTAACCGTGTGATGATGATATTAGAAGACGCTCTTTAGTTTTGGGGTCTATAGTAAAAATAGTTGCCTCTGCCTCTGTGTATGGTATCCCACATAGTTCGCTAACCTTATCGGTTAGATTTAAGCAAAGACCATGCTTGTCAAGGAGTGGCTTTACAGCCTCAAGAATTTGTTCTACAGTTCGATATTTATACCCACCAAACTTATTAACCTCTGTCTTTGGAACACTTAGTTCGTTCTGTAGTTTTATTATCTTTTCCATTGTGCTAAAGTATAATTATTAGATGATATATCCTATTTCTCTGTCTATTTTTTCTAGTTCTAATCCTATCGTAAACTCGTCTGGCTTATTGATTCTTACGTCCAACATCTTTGTATTATTATTTGCTCGTTGGTAGTATCTCATATAGCCGTTAGCAGGGAACTCAATCTTCTCAACAGACTCTTTTCTGAACTCGTTCTTTATCTTGTTCTCAAGTTCACGCTTCTCCTTTTCAAGTTGTTTGATCATTTCCTTAACTGTCTGAAGATGTTTTACCTGACCAAGCAACAATTCATCGCCCATCATTATCTCCTGTTCAACATCGTGTGTGTCAGATATGAATTGAGAGTAGTGTTCGTTGTCGTTAGGTTCAGGCTCAAGGTGTTGGATAACTCCCATCCAATCCTCGTACTTATCGTAATCCCCATCTTCTTTAGCCTGTTCAGCTTGAATTAGTGCCTGTCTTCCTTGTATAACTCGCCTCCAAAAGTCGTAGGTGTTTGCGGTTATCATCTCAATGATTTCCTCGTTACGTTCTATTGGAAATACCTTAAACCCCCTACCGTCAATCAGTATGGCAATCTCAGAGTAATCGCACTCCATTATCAACATCTGCTGATGAACCTGTATTATGTACATATCAGGAACGCCATCGTACTTCTTGTAGACAAATCCGTTCATAGTCTTTATCTCCAGTGGACAAGGTTTACTTGTCAACTCATCAGACAATGTTCCGTCCTCGTTTAGCTTACGTGAACCCTTCTCAATAACCCTGTCCAGGTTGCAGTAAAGGTGTGGATACTTAGGGTTCTGTACGAATCCCACAAGTTCACTTGCATTACGGATTACATTACCGCTTTCAAACTGCTCCATATACCCCTCCTCAGTTCCGTCATAGTAACGCCAAAGGTTAGCAACGTACCCCTCTTGGTGTATACCGTGAAATGCAGGTGCAGACATAAAGCTCTCTGACTCCATAGTACCTACTTTCTCGTGATAAAGCTGCATCGGTGTCGGTTTGTATGGGCTTATACCACATACTATAGCAGCAGACGATGCTCCTAGACCGTTTTTTCTGTACTCGAACCACTCAGGGGTTCTGTCTTTAATTTCTGTTACCCAACTTTTTTTCATATTGCTAATTTAGTTATTCAGAACATAACCTATGTATGGTCTACGAATTTACATTTATGGCCTAGTAATCGCTAACAGTACCTATAAAACATCTTTCAGACGTTTCATAGCTAGGCGTTAGCACACATTTAAAACAACTCCGTTTTCATCAT